AGAGCATCACCTTTTCCACGCCCACTATTGAGGGAACGGTGCTGCGCCGCAACAAACTGGACGGACAGGGCAACCACCCGTGGAAGGCGGAGGTCAGCGAGGACGATACCGGCGTGGCGGCATCCATCATCACAGGCTGGTACACGCAGGTGTATGAGCCGACCTTTGCTGCGGGAGGAGGCGGTACATGATGCCGGATACGGATCGGAGCGCCATTATCAGCATCGGCGGCGAGGAGTATCAGCTGATTCTTACTACCAAGGCGACCAAGGAGATCGCGGGGCGCTACGGCGGGCTGGAGAAGCTGGGCGACAAGCTGATGAAAACGGAAAACTTCGAAATGGCTCTGGACGAGGTGGTGTGGCTGATCACGCTGCTGGCGAACCAGAGCCTTTTGATCCACAACCTGAGGCATAAGGAAGACCAGAAAGAACTGTTAACTCCCGAGGCGGTGGAGCTTCTTACCTCCCCGTTGGAGCTGGCGGCGTATAAAAATGCCATTATGAAGGCCATGTTCAAGGGAACCAAGCGGAATGTGCAAAGCGAGGACGACCCAAAAAACGCGCGGGACGAGTGAGCGACGATGAGTTGTTCACTCGGCTTTTGTACTTCGGCACCGTCCAGCTCCGCCGTTCTGAAGAAGAAACGTGGCTCATGCCCATCGGGTTTCTTTTGGACTTGTGGGAGTGCCACAAGCAGTTTTTAGGCATTTCCAAGCCCAAGCGGGAGCTGACCATCGACGATGTGATCCCGTATGGAATCTAAGAAATTTTGCGGGAAAGGAGGCGGCGTAAATGGCGGACGATTTTGGTTTGAAGATTGGCATCGAAGGCGAAAAGGAAGTGCGTCCAGATAGGGCGCAGTGAAAAGTAGAATTTATGGTACTACCCCGTAAGATAACGCGGGAAGCAACTCACCTAACCGAAAGGCGAAAGCTGACACGGGAACATAGCACGGTGGGAAAGCGGCAAGTCACCTAAAGGCAATTTGGTGCGACTGAACCGCAATGCTAAGCTGATATAAGGATAAAACCGGGTATGTTTAAGGCGAGTTTCGAGTTCTTGTTTCGCCCCAAGCGGTGGAAAGTGCCTGACACCACCGGTATGAGTAACATTACGGAAATTCGTGACGTAATGGGTTATCAGCAAACTCATACAACACGCAGGAGAACCTGTGGTAAAGAAACGGAAGCATATCCGACAATCAGCATACCAATTCACTGCGCTAACTGGAGATACCCTAAACGGAAACGCCGTAACAGGCTATAGCTTTTGAGCTTGAATATTCCGCACGGGTACGGAGCGTCCGTAGTAGTCAAGGGCGGTAACGCCGTCATAACGGCAAAGGGACGCAGTTGTTATGTGCCAAAACAGAAGAAAGTTAGAGAGGAATACCTCAATGGCAGAAATGCTACCAACAACTGAAATTTTGGAGAATGTCAGAAGAAACTCAAGCAAAAACAAGGACGAAGTATTCACGCGGCTTTACCGTTACTTGCTTCGCCCCGACCTGTACTATTTAGCCTATAAAAACCTGTACGCAAACAACGGCGCGGCTACGAAGGGTATAAATTCGGACACGGCGGATGGCTTTTCGGCAGAAAAAATTAAAGACATAATCAAATCTCTATCGGACGAAAGCTATACGCCAAGTCCAGCCAGACGGACATATATTCAAAAGGCAAACGGCAAGACGCGCCCGCTGGGTATTCCGACCTTTACGGACAAACTTGTGCAAGAAGTGTTGCGAATGGTTTTAGAAGCGGTTTACGAGCCCATCTTTCTGGACTGCTCACACGGTTTCAGACCGAACAGAAGTTGCCATACCGCTTTGAAAGACCTCAAACATCAGTTTTACGGTGCGAGATGGTTTGTAGAGGGCGACATCAAAGGCTGTTTTGATAACATTAACCACCAAGTTTTAGTCAACGTTATCAATGCTAAAATCAAGGACGCACGGCTTATCAAGTTGATATGGAAACTTCTTAAAGCGGGTTATTTGGAGAACTGGCAGTACTACGCAACTTACAGCGGAACCCCGCAAGGCGGTATTGTTTCGCCAGTATTCGCCAATATATACCTGCACGAGCTTGACAAGTTTGTGATGAAATTAGCAGAGGATTTTGACAGGCCGCGAACGCAGAAATACACCGAAAAGTATGAGAAACTGCGGCGTGAGGTTGAGAGAATACGCCGTTATCTCAAAAACGCGGAGGGGACGGAACGGGAACGCCTTATTGCGGAATTAAAGACCGTTAGGGCAGAACTTCTGAAAACCCCGAGCAAGTCGCAGACGGATAAGCGGATACGCTATATTCGTTACGCGGATGATTTTCTTATCGGCGTGAACGGCAGTAAGGAAGACTGCCAAGAAATAAAGCAGGCGCTGTCGGAATTTATACGCAAAACCTTGAAAATGGAACTCAGCGAGGAAAAGACGCTCATAACGCACAGCAATACACCCGCAAGGTTTTTAGGCTATGATATAAGGGTCAGGCGTGACAACAAGACCATCAAACACGGAAGCGCGACAAACTGCACCAAAAGGACGCTCAATAATATGACCGAACTGGCGGTGCCGTTTGACGACAAAATAATGAAATTCCTGTTTGACAACGCAATCATAAAGCAGGAAAACGGAGCAATAAAGCCTATTCACCGGAAGTCTTTGTTGCGGTGTACGGATTTTGAAATCGTGTCCGCGTATAATGCGGAAGTGCGAGGGCTATGCAATTATTACTCTATGGCAAGCAATTTCCGTAACTTGAACTATTTCGCCTATTTAATGGAGTACAGTTGCTTGCTGACCCTTTGCGCGAAGCATAAATGCACCATTGGCAAAATCAAGGAGAAGTATAAGGATGGCAATGGCAAATGGTGTATACCGTATGAAACGAAGCAAGGGAAAAAATCCCTTTATTTTGCGGAGTATTCGGAGTGCAAGGGCGCGAAAAATCCAAGCGACAGGATATATAATGCCGCGTTGCTGAACAAATCTTCAAGAACCACATTTGAAGCGCGTTTGGCGGCAAAATGTTGTGAGTTATGTGGAACGGCAGAAGCGGAGCGTTACGAAATTCATCACGTACACAAAGTGAAAGACCTTAAGGGTAAAGAACCGTGGGAACAAGTGATGATTGCCAAGCGGAGAAAAACGCTTGTTGTGTGTACTGACTGTCACCATAAAATTCACAACCAGAGTTTTAACTGACGGAATAACAATGGAGAGCCGTGTATATCGAGAGGTATAAGCACGGTTTGGGGAGAGGGTGAAGGAAACCTACCGCCGAAAGGCGGCAAGGCGTCTTTTCCCTACTCTACTTTAAAAACGCCCTGCGGGACATCAACCAATCTTTCAAAGTTTTGGGTTCTGAAATGAATCTTGTGGCCTCGCAGTTTGACAAGCAGGATCGGTCGGTCGAGGCCATCACGGCGCGCAACCGCGTGCTGAACAAAGAAATCGACACGCAGAAAGAAAAAATCTCAACCTTGGAGCAGGCCCTCGCCAACGCCGCCTCCTCCTTCGGCGAAACCGACAAACGGACGCAAAACTGGCGGATCCAGCTCAACAACGCGCAGGCCGAGCTGATCAAGATGGAGCGCGAGCTGGAGGGCAACAACAAGGCGCTCGACAATGCGGGTAATGAGTTCAACGAGGCGGAAAAACAGGCCGACGAATTCGGAGATGAGGTAAAAAAGAGCGCCGATCAGGCGGATGACGCCAGCGGGCGCTTTGAAAAACTGGGTGGCGTTTTGAAGGGGATCGGCGTGGCAATGGGCGCGGCGCTGGCGGCCATCGGCACGGCGGCGGTAGGCGCGGGCAAGGCTCTTGTGGATATGTCGGTCAATTCGGCTACCTATGCCGATGAAATTCTTACCGCCTCGACCGTAACCGGCATGTCTATCGACAGCCTGCAGGCGTACAAGTACGCGGCGGAGCTTGTGGATGTCTCCTTAGATACTTTAACCGGCAGCATGGCAAGGAACGTCAGATCCATGTCTTCCGCACGGAAAGGCACCGGCGAGATCGCAGACGCTTACCGGCGGCTCGGCGTTTCGGTAACTGACACGAACGGCAATCTGCGCGACAGCGAAACCGTATACTGGGAAACCATAGACGCCCTCGGCAAGGTGTCCAACGAAACCGAGCGCGACGCGCTGGCCATGCAAATTTTCGGCAAATCCGCGCAGGAACTCAATCCCCTTATATTGCAAGGTTCTGCAGGCATTGCGGAACTGACCGAGGAAGCAAAGCGCATGGGCGCG